TGAATTGGTTAAAAATAACAAAAATATAAGTAAAATTTATTATTTATATGATGAACTTTCATCTAATAAAGGTTTGTCTGAATCAGTGGCGAATGATTTTATTAATGGGGCAATAACAATATACGAAAACGCATTAAACAAAATTAATAAAAAGGACATCCAAGAAATTAGTTTATGGTTAAATAACGTTAACACAAAAAACGAATACGAAAAAATAGACAACCTATTTTCAAGTAATGTTGTTATGTTGGAAAGTAAAATACGAAGTAGAAAACTTGTTGTTGAATGTCTTAAGTCCAATAAACCATTTTCTAATAACAAGGTTATTTCACTTCCTTTAGATAGTATGGTTAAAGTTGCTAATGATACAATTACAAATTATTTATCTAATGTTAGTGAGTCAGAAAAAAAAGAAATAATTAGTTTATTAAAAGAAGATAACGATAAGTTAGAAATTAAATTTGACTTTATTAAGGAAAACACAATAAAAAGACTTGAAAATATATTATCTTCTGACTCGGATCCTGATACTGTTGGGGCAATTAAAGAGACTATTGAAAAGGTTAAAAATGAATCTTTTGATAAAATATCCTATATAAAATTAAAAAATCTAAATGAAAGCCTTTAATTAAAATTCTTTTGTTTATATTTTGATTTATTTAAAATCTGTCTATTAATGACAGATTTTTTTTTATATTCTTTTAAATCATTTAAGATACTATTCTGTCTTGTTTTGATAACTTTATTTTTTAATTCTTTTAGAGATCGTTCGATATCTCCTTTTTTCACCTTTACTATTAACATAAATTTATATTGATTTTGTTTACCTTGATATATATAACAAATTTAAGTAAACTTATTCAAAATAAACAATTTTACTATGGAAAAAAAATATGAAAAAAGGAAAAACCTCAAAAATCAACGGGTTCAGAACGTCAAAAATAACTTACGGAACTGTTGATTCTAAAGAATTTAAATCACTGTATTTAAATTTACAAACTTGGGTAGAACCTAAAAAAGACTCTGAAAATTGGACAAGGGTTGTCTTAAATATGAATAGAGCAATTAAACACTCCTTATATCAAAACATGGATAAAAACATATTTGATGAAAAATTTATTGTTGATTTAGATCTTAGAACAAGTGGATTACAATTAAAGAAAAAATCATTTATGAATTTGGAGGTTAACTTATATCTAATTAAAGAAATTGACTTTAAATCACCGACATTAAAAAAATCGTTAAAATTATTAGTAAAAAACATATATGATGATGTCTTAAATAAGAACGAATATTTTAAATGTTATTTAACCAAAACTGGAAATTCTAAGGTAATAAAAGTAAAAACCGAAAAAGTTTAATATTTATTAAAAAACTTTAAAATGAAAATATTAGGACCTAATGAAATTGGAAAGGGTATTCTTGTAGAATATGATGCGGGATACATTAACCCAAGAACTATAAACAACAAATATATACTTGAGTCTAATAATAATTTAGACCACTCAAAACCATTTGAATTTTATGCGGTATTACAAAAATACGATACCCCAAATAGAAACGGTAGAATTTACCCTGAAAAAATTCTAAAAAGAGAATCTGAGAACTATAAAAAAATGATTGAAAAAGGAACATCTCTTTCTGAATTAAATCACCCAGAATCATCGTTAATTGATCTTGATCGTGTATCACATATTATAACTGAGGTATGGTGGGATGGTCCGGTCCTTTTAGGTAAATTGAGATTACTTACAAGTCCAGGATTTCATGAAAGTGGTATATGCTCAACAAAAGGTGACTTAGCGGCAAATTACCTAAGACAAGGAGTTACTTTAGGAATATCTTCTCGTGGTGTAGGATCATTAAAAAAGGTTGGAGAACAAAACGAAGTACAGGATGATTTTGAACTTATATGTTTTGATTTAGTGTCTTCACCATCAACACCTGGAGCTTATTTATTCTTAGATAAAAATGACAGAACAAAATTTGATGAGAATTTAGAAGAAAATAAAAAAATGTCAGTAGAAAGAAATGTTGGGGAGTCTGGTAATAAATCGCTTGACTTAATGAAAAGATTAACCGATTATTTGGGTAAATAAAAAAAATTATGGAACAAGGAGAAAAATATTTTGTAGCAAAAATTGCTTCTGATTTATTAGATAGTGAATCAGGGAAAGTAAAAAAGGTAAAAGAAGAAAAATTAGTTTTAGGGTATAACCCAACGGATGTTGAGGCAAAAGTAACCAAAGTTTACGAACACTACACAATGGATTGGAGAATCACTTCAATTACAGAAAGTAAGATTGATGAGGTTATTGAATAAACAAAAAACTTAAAATTTTGAAAAGGGGGTACTAATAATACCTCCTTTTTTTATTTATATTAATAAAAACTGAATTTTTTACAAACTCATAATATTTATTTGATAAAACAAACTATAAATGAGTAGAAAAACAGTAGTAGAAGAAGCAGTTATCCAAATGAAAAATTTAGAAGACGCTCTTAAAGAAAATGCAAAAGGAATACTTGCTTCAACAATGAGACAAGAAATCAAATCACTAGTAAAAGAATCTCTGAAAGAACAAGATGAGGTTGATGTTGATGACGAAGAAGAGGTTGATGTTGTATCACCTGAAGAAGAAGAAGACGTTAATGTTGACGATGAGGAAACTTTTGACGTAGAAGACGATGACATGGACGACGAAGATGATGACATGGACGTAGAAGATGATGACATGGACGTAGAAGACGATGACATGGATGACGAAGATGAAGACATGGGAGTTAATATGGGCCCTGAAATGGACGACGAAGATGAAACTATCGACATGAGAGGTGCTAGCGACGAAGACGTTGCGGTTGTATTCTCTAAGATGGGTAAAAATGATAAAGTTTCTATCGAAAAAATTGGTGACTATTATGATCTTAAAGACACTGAAAACGACACTGAATATATTATAAAATTAAATGAGTCTGATGAGGATGAGTTTGGTTCTATGATGGGTTCTCGTTTTGATGATGAAGATGGTTTTGGATCTATGAAAGGTGGTCGTTTTGATGATGATGAAGAAGAAGAGCGAGTATGGAGAACGATGGGTTCTAATTTTGATGATGAAGAAGAAGATCGTTTTGGTTCTATGATGGGTTCTAATTTTGATGATGAAGAAGAAAATCGTTTTGGATCTATGAAAGGTGGTCGTTTTGATGATGATGAAGAAGAAGAGCGAGTATGGAGAATGATGGGTTCTAATTTTGATGAAGAAGATGAAGATGGTTTTGGATCTATGAAAGGCGGACGTTTTGGCAGAAAACCAGAAGAAACTATTTATGAGTTAGAAGTTGATGAGGAAATAGAAGGAGACGTTGGTTTAGGTGAAGAACTTGATGAAATGTATATGGATGAGGATATGTCTTATGAAGACCTTGATGAAATGTATATGGATGAAGATATGTCTTATGATGACCTTGGTGAAACGTATATGGATGAAGATATGTCTTATGAAGATCTTGATGAAATGTTTGTTGAGGAAGATTCTGCAAATTGGAATAGTCTAAAAACAAGAAGTCAAATGTCGATGATGGAATCTAAACAAAAAACAGGAAACGCATCAAAATTTAAATATAGTAAAAAACCAAACCAAGAAGGTGGGTTTAACACAAAAATGAAAGAAGGTTCTAAACGTTATGGAAAATCAGGTAAAGCTAATTTTGATTATGATAACGAAGACCCAAATTCAGAAATTGTAATGAAAATTGTAAACAAAATTACTAAAGGTAAAAAAATTGAAACTAAAGAGGCTTCAAGAACATTGGCAAACAACAGAAAAGTAAAAAGAAACTTAATGGCGTCACCAAGTCAATTGAAAGAAGAAGTTGAAGTACTAAGAGAAAAGAACGACGAATACAGAAAAGCTCTTGATTTGTTTAGAACAAAATTAAATGAGGTGGCGGTATTCAATTCTAACTTGGCATACGCAACAAGATTGTTCACAGAACATTCAACAACTAAACCAGAAAAAATAAATATTTTGAGAAGATTCGATAATGTTGAATCTTTAAAAGAATCCAAAAATCTCTATCAAATTCTTAAAAATGAATTATCTAACAATAATTTATCTGATAATAATATTAACGAATCATTTAATAGAACTGTAACAAAATCTCCGTCTACGGGATCTTCGGTTAATTTAATTGAATCAAAAACATATGAAAATCCACAATTTTTAAGAATGAAAGACTTAATGGGTAAAATAAAATAAAATAAACTTTTTAAAACAAACGTATATTTATAATATACATAAATAAAAAATAAAACAAAAAAACAAATAAAAATGGGAGCATTATTAGAATCAGGTCTTGTTGGTAACATTGGGTTAAAACACCTTAAAGTTATCAAAGAAGACACAATTAACAAATGGGATAGATTAGGATTCCTTGAAGGCCTTAAAGGTCACCTAAAAGAAAACGTAGCACAGTTATATGAAAACCAAGCCTCTTTCTTGATTAACGAATCAACTTCTGAAACTTCTAACGGAGCGTTCGAAACTGTTGTTTTCCCTATCGTAAGAAGAGTTTTCTCTAAATTGTTAGCGAATGATATCGTATCAGTACAAGCAATGAACTTACCAATCGGTAAATTGTTCTTCTTTGTACCTCGTATCCAAGGATATAACCCAAATGCGCTTAATCCTGATGGAACACACTATTCACCAATAGGATCACCTCAAGCAATTGATGACGGACAAAATGATCCAAATCAAGGTTATCCTGGATATACTGCACAACCAAACGCACCATACACTAAAAATCTTTATGATTTATTTTATGAAGGTAATGAGGCAGGATTAGATCCTCCAGGATTGTTTGACTATTCTAAAGGTCAATGGACTGCGGTAACTCAACCGGCTATTGCACAAGTATGGTCAGGTTCAAACTTAGTTTCGGCAAGTACCCAATTTGATGGTGTAAATACAAGAAAAATGATTGTTAAACTTTGTGGATTTAATAACGCAGGTGTTGGTAAATTAATCGGACCTGATGGTAACGAAGTTGATACTGAAACTTTCCTTTCAGATCTTAAAATTGTTGCAGACTTAAATGTATTAACAGGATCTACAGGTTGTCCTAATTTAGATGAACTTGGATCTACAAATTTATCCGCACCATTATTATTTAGAGTTGTTACTCAAATTTATGGTAAAGGTATTGTACAACCTACATCAAGTAGCCAACCAACTACTTACCCAACTAGCGGTAACGGTGGTT